AATATTTTTTTTGGTGTCAGTGATAAGACTCTTGGGGCGTAGCTTTGGCTTAGGAGAAGTATCACGCATCTTTCTTACCTTTTGCCTTCAGAATTTTGCGCTTCAATGCTGGCGGCAATGACTTCTGCTTTCCTGACAGCATAGACTCGCCCTTCTTTGGGCGACCTACTTTTGAACCGTATGTTCCTTTTCCGTATGGCATTAGTTGTTCCTCCGTAACAAAGACATTCTGCCGCGCCGTGATACTTCATCTGGGGTGTTGATGCTGCCACCTCCACCGCCACGACCAACCATTTGACTAGTCTTAAGTTTGTACGGCTTGCCAGATTGCTGGTTCGCTTTCTCAGCATATGCAGCGTCAAGTTGACGTGCTAACTTTGCAGTTACACGATCCATCTTCTTAGTTTTCAGCTTATCTTTAGAACTGTCAAAACGCTTCTCAGTAATCTCACCGCCACGATCAAGCGTCCTATTGAAAGAGCGTTGCTGCGCCTCATCTAGCTTACCAACCCATCTGCGAAGAAGCTTATTGATTCTTTTATCAATCGGGGATTCACTCATTACGCAGTATCCTTATTCTTGTTCCGTTTGCTAATAGCCCTAGCTTTGGCACGTGCGTCAGCCTTACTACTGGCACCCCAAGCTTTTAGGCTAAGAAGAAGGCGAGTGGGTTTGCCGCTGCTGTCACGCTCTGGGCCTCTCGCGTTACCCATCCTTGCGAGAAAGCTTGCGCGTCTTGGGTTGTCCCCGCTTTTTACTGGTGGCTTTAGGTTTGACCCCTGCGCTCTTGCGCTGGCTCGTCCCCTTGCGTTCAGTCCCCCCTCGGGGTTCTGTCCCTCCTTGCGAGTCCACGCTGGCGTCTTGAATCTGCTCACGCTCTTTCTCCTTAAATCTAGCCCACTTAGACACGATCTTAGCTACGTCTACCATAATTTACCTTCTATGCCAAAAATATTTATTCACAGGTGACAAAGCCTTTGAGGGAAAAAATAAGAGGGAGTGACCTCGCTAGCAAACTAACAGGCCGCTTTTCAACCCCCCTACCCCTATGACAGATCGATACTGACACGTATGTCCCCAGCAACCTGCACTTGACTGCGATCGATAGGCTTAAAGCCAGCGCGATCCAATATGTCTTTGGATGCTTCAAGCTGGACATACTCTGACTTGGCCCCTGTAGCCAACTTCAACACCTTTGCAGCCGCTACCGTAGCATTCAAACCGAGTTGATCTGACACCTGAGCCATCATGTACTGTTGCACATGCGGAAGCCGTAAGGCCTTGGAAGCACTGACTCTTCCTGATTCACCTGCTGCATAACCTGCGTCTTTAGCGGCCTGAGTGACACTGCAACCTTTTGCTACGAGTGTATCAACCAACTTCATCTGTTTGTCTGTCAATTTCTTAGCAATACTGTTAGACATTGTATCCTCTCTATCGCCCCCCCTTCCCTCTTCCCCCCCAGAATAAGCCGATTGACAGACAAGTTGTCAAGATGTGACGTAGCGTCACGATCCAACAAAGCAGTGTCACAGCAGAGCCAAAGCTATTGACACCTGTGACTACAAGCAAACTACAGACACCAGCATCACGGTTTCACCTAGTCCCTTTTGTCTATCTCACAAGCTTTGGCATCTGCCCATCGTACCTTGTAAGGACATCCCTCGGTGCTAGCCCCTTCGACCACTGATCCGATACATGGCGAGGGACAGTTCGCAATGACGAATCCTTTACCTGTTCCTCGTGTATCTCTCTTTGCCATCTCTCAAGCATCTCTGAGGGTGCCTTGTGGGGATTCTATGCGAACTGCAAGCACGACCCCTTGGGTCGCGTCCCTCTCTGCCATGTAGTCGGGTGGTACGAAGGGGACAAGCCCCTTCGGGAATGTCATACAAGGAGATGAACAGATGACAAAAGTTGTAGATATCCAAAAGAAACTAGGCGAAACCGCTCAGTTGGTTTTAGAATATTACACAGAACTAACAGGTTCAGAAGCTAATGACTATGCAGTGAATGATGTTTGCCGCCTGATCGCAGGACTGCCACTGTCACTTGCCAAGTCTAAGCGCACTTACATCGACAAGCTTCAAGCTGAAGTACGCGCAGCAACAGCAGTCGATCAGGACGGCAAGGATCTACCCGAAGATCAGCAAGGTCACGCATATCACCAAGCGGTGCAACGATTCGAACGCTTAGCTCTTCGTATCGAAGTTGAAGCTCAAGGCTTCGATCAGATGTTCGAGAACTGCCACAAACCTTGGTACGAAGGATATCAGGAGCGTGAGTGGGCATCGACATCGACAGCGAAGCCTAAGCTATCGAAGCAAGAGAAAGCAGCGATGGACGCAATCAAAGCGCGGTACAAGGTGGCGTAAGCCACCACACGCGGAGGGCGTATCAGGCGCCCTCTTGCCAACGTAGTACACCGCAGAGTCATGCGGCAGGAGGGTTTCAAGCGTCCTGTCGTTTGCTGTGGGGGACATTAATTGCGGGCTGAGTCTGGAAACGTAAGCCCATCATCAAACAGAAGGTAAATGAAAATGAGCGATGAAAATAAAACTGTAACTACTGCAACTGTATTAGTTGACACACTACTGACTGCGATTCGTGACATGGTTGACGAAGAAGTTGTGAAGCGAATTGAAACTATTGAACAATACGAGTTCGATATCAAAGACCACGAAGAAGATATTGAATCTATCATTCGTGACTATTGCGCAAATAATATCCGAGTCGAAGTCGACTAAGTGTGGAAGGTGTGGAACATGTGGAAGGTTTCTACGTGTACACCTGATAAGCTTGATAAGTTGATAAGTTACGCTGCGTCATAAACCAAAGTGACGTAGCGTAATATAAGTATTAGCTACTAAAGTAGTGCATACTTGCAGCATCCACGGAGGACAAACATGGATAAGATAATTGACTTCATACTAACGCTGATTGCAGCAGTAACAATCTTTGCGTGGCTCTACGTAGCTCTCGTAATTACAACATAGGAGAACACAAATGCTTGATATGACAAATGACTGGGCATTCCCAATTGAAACACAAGATGTCTATGACATGCATGGCGAACCAATCAATGGGCACAAAGCAATCATGCGCACTGACACCAACACAGTGTTAGGCGTACACGGATCACGCTACACTGCCGTGCCACATGATGACGTAGTTAACTCTATACTTGATGGCGTAAAGCAAGCCGATCTATCTGCCGACTACACTGTAGATGTGGAGGTACTTGAAAGCGGACGCAAACTGCGTGGTCAAATACTATTCAACGACTTGGTAGTTGAGCCAGCAGTTGGTGACTACACCAAGTTCAAGATTGACTTTTTCAATAGCTACGATGCATCTTGGGCCTTCTCTCAGCAAGCTAGTGGTCTACGTTTGTGGTGCCTCAACGGTTGCACAACACCAGACACTGCGGCTCGTAGTAGATACAAACATACTGCGTCCATCAACGTAGAAGGTAGTGCCAACAAAATGATCAATGGTCTACAGCACTTCATGTCACGCAAAGAAGTGTGGCAATCATGGATGCAGACACGAGTGACAGACAATCAGGTTGAAACATTCTTCAAGAATACAGTAGCCAAAGCATTCACTCGCCAGAACCAGAAGACCAAACACAATGAGCGTCAGCTTGAGAACTTGCTTGGCATCTGGGCTGATGAGAGCAACAACCTAGGGCCAAACAAGTGGGCATTGTACAATACACTGACCTATTGGGCTACGCATACAGGTGATCTGCGCTCACCACACACAGCGCAGTACAATCGTGAAGCAAGTATTGCGTCAGCAATGCGCAGCAAGGAGTGGGAATTTGGCTAAGATCGTAGCTAGAATGCAGCTTCGTCAAAGTATTGGGGCGGCTAAACAACGCCTCAAGACTGACCAAAGCGAACTTAACTATCTTATGAAGCAGGTGCGCAACCTTAAAAATAAGATAAAGCTAGAGAAGAAACGGATCAAACTAGAATCCGAAGAGTTAGAAAGGTATATGAATGAGCTTACATCTGACAAGTGAACAGGTAGACAAACTCAGTGACAGACTGGGCGAAGAGCTATCACCACATGCACACATGGCTATTGCAGAACTAATCAAATCAATGAATCCTAAGTTTAATGCAGATAAGTTTCTGTCTCGTTGCCAGAAATCATGGGAGGACAAATACCTTGCACCAATCGATGATAAAATCCCGCACTGATAATACTTGGTATGTCATGGGTGCTGTCGATGCTTACTACGGTAGGCATCGCATCAAGCTCGAAGACCATCCCAAAGATGCACAGCAAGCTTATGATCGTGGCTACGATGAAAAAGCTTACGGTGAAAAGGTTGACAGTGACTATGAATAACTGCATCTATGCAGTATGCAAAGCTACATGTCACAACTTATAAACAAAGCGCAGTCATTAGACATCGAACTATTGGCTGCGTTCAGAAAAGCAGGTGTGCCAACATCTACATTTTATCGTACCATCAATGGCACGACAGACCTTAGATATGACACAGCCCTAAAGATTTATAAGGCAATGCATGGCAAAGAAGAAAGCACAGACAGTTAACTGCGTAGCTTGTGACACAGTTACTGAATGGTTTGTTGCCATACTCAAACGCAAACATCGTGGCACAATGGAGAAACATTGGTACGTGTGCTTGCATTGTTATGAGGAAGACAGATGGCAAACCGTAACAAGTCAAAAGGAACTTACCACGAAAAGTGGTTTGTGGACTGGCTCAACAAGATCAAAGCGAAGATCGAAGCGAAGCGCGTCCCCCTCTCAGGAAGCTTGGGAGGCGAGTATTCAGGGGACATCCACCTCTTCATCAACGGACGAAAGTTGGTAGGTGAAGTTAAGTATCGTGACACATCGAACTTCCCTAGCCCATTCAAAGTATTAGAAGGCAGAGATATTGCTTTCTACAAAAGGCGGAAAGGCAAACCGCAAACATTAGTCATAATGACTGGCGAAGAATTCCAAAACATAATGGAGGACACTCATGGAATCTCAGAACAAGATCATCAAAGCACACCTTGAATCAGGTAAAACTATTACAGCTATTGAAGCACTCACTGAGTATCAGTGCTTTCGACTAGCATCACGCATCAGTGATCTAAAGCAAAGCGGCTATCCAGTAGATAAGACTATGATTCAACTAGCTAACGGCAAACGCATTGCCAAGTATTACAAGGTGGTATCATGAAAGCAGTAGGTCGTGCAGTAGCTGATGACGTTTGGGCAGCAAGCGTCAATCGTCCGTCACACAAAATCTACGAAGAAGATCGCAAGCGTCAGCGTGAGCGATCCAAGTCGTGGAGACCAGACAGTTTGCAAGTCAACGCCGAGCGCATCAAGCGTGGCGAACTTGTTGGCGAAGAATATCTCTGGGGCAAACGCGCAGTCCAGATGATCAAGCTTGGCATGTTGCTCGAAGAAACACTTGAGCCATATCGACAAGCGTTATTGCGCGAGTATGAAGAACTATATTCCAAAAGCTTTTTTGATAGTAAAGTCAAAGACTTACAGCAAAAGCATCAATACGCTCTTGAGAAATATGGCTTGACCTAGCTGCATATATGCAGTAAGTGTATACAAATAAATAAGCATTTAAATGCATACAAAGGAGAACAAACATGAACCGCAAAGGTTTCATTGGCGGGAGCGATTGCGTCAAGATTATGAATGGTGATTGGTATGATCTATGGCAGATCAAGACTGGTCGCATCGAATCAGAAGACCTATCCGATAACCTAGCCGTACAGCTTGGCGTTACTACCGAAGACTTCAACCTCTCTTGGTTTGAAAAACAAACTGGCAAAGTAGTAGCTGCACATCAAAAAGAATACATCACAACCATTGGCACAGTGCCAGTCAAAGGCACCATCGATGGTGGCATAAGAGGTGAGCGTAACATCATCGAAGCAAAGCACACCAATGCATTCACCAACATGGATGAACAGATCGGTAGGTACATGCCACAGATACAACTGTACATGCACATCGCCAACGCTACTGGCGCATACCTATCTATCATTTTTGGCAACAGCAAATGGGAGCAAGTACACGTTGCGTACAATGAAGAGTATTTCAATTCTATGTGGGCAGTGGTGTCAGACTTCTGGGGTTACGT